GCAAAGAAGGGCGAAGTGCGGAATCCTGCTGGCAGACCGCCGAATATCTCGATCCGCGAGGAATTGAAAACGTATATCAACTCGACCGAAGGCAAAATGGTGGCGGAACAACTTGTCAAGGTTTGCGCCAAGCGAGCGTTGAAGGGCGATTTTAAGTTCTGGAAATTGCTCATGGAAATCATAGATGGCAAGATACCCGACCGACTCGAGGGCGCAGACGGCGAGGCGTTGACGCTCATTATCAAAGAGGCAATGAAACCAAAAGACGAGGAGAAGAATGCAGACGATTGAGTTGTTTTCTGGCAATGCTTCTTTCAGTCGTGTTGCGCTTGCGAACGGCTGCAACGTCGCAACATACGACCTTTCCGACCATGCTGCCAAGTTGGTTGACGAGCACACGCAGTGCGACATTCTTGACAGGGGCGTGGCGTATCCAAATTGCGTCGGGGTTTTGTGGGCAAGCCCGCCCTGTGAGGGGTTTTCTGTTGCTGCAATAGGAAAAAATTGGGACAAGGAAACACGCCAGCCAAAATCACAAACCGCACTTCGCGGGTTGCAGATTTTGAACAGGACAGTTGAGTTGATTGCCGAAATTCGACCCCTCTTTTGGTTTATAGAAAATCCGCGCGGCATGATGCGGAAAGTGATTGACCCAATTTTCCGCCAATATCAACTTGACTTTGTGCGTCATACTGTTACATATTGCCAATATGGATTTGATAGAATGAAGCCCACCGATATCTGGACGAACTGCAAGCAATGGGAATCCAGACCGCCGTGCAAAAATGGAATGGACTGCCATGTCGCTGCGCCAAGAGGATCAAGAACAGGGACTCAAGGAATACGGGGTTCGCGCATGAGGGCAATTGTTCCTGCCGAATTGTTTGTTGAAATTTTTGATAGTTTATATGTTGAATGAGATATCCGTACTGCCTCAACAGATGCAATTCCTCGCAAGCGAATCGCGCGAGTGCCTGTATTCAGGTGCATTCGGGGCTGGCAAGTCCAGAGCGATTTGCCTCAAGGTCGCAATGAGAGCCAGCGTTCCAAACTCGCGCGAGGGATTATGTCGAAAGACGGTGGTGAGTTTGAAGCGGTCAACGCTCAAGACCTTGCTTGAACCAGACGGCGGGCTGCCGCCTGTGTTGCCAGATGGAACGTATGAATGGAGAAAGCAAGATGGCGAAATTAGAATAAAAGGCGGTGGAACAATCATGCTGTTCGGTCTGGACAATCCAGAGCGAGTCGCGTCAATGAACTTGAGTGGTTGCGCCGTGGACGAATGCGTGGAACTAACCAACGACGATTGGACAATGTTGCGCGGTCGTATCCGTATGAACCTCGACGGTATCTCAAATCAACTGTACGGTGCGTGTAATCCGTCAAGCCCTCAACATTGGCTAGCTAAGCGGTTCGGACTTGATGGCGAATCAAAGCCAGCGGCAAACTGCGAAGCGATAACGACAGCAGCCACCGACAATTGGTTCTTGCCAGCCGATTATGTTGCAGACTTGCAGACCATGACAGGCGTGGCGAGGAAGCGGTTTGTCGAGGGATTGTGGGTTGGCAGCGACGGTTTGGTGTATGACCGATGGAACGCCGCGCAATTCGTAAGTGATGATATGCCGACCGAGTTCGACCGCGTCATCGTTTGCGTCGATGAGGGCTACAATAATCCTGCCTGTATGCTGCTGCTTGCGGAGAAGGACAAACGCCTGTTCGTTGTGCGCGAATGGTATCACCGCCAGCAACTCGAAGCCGACATGATTGCCGAAGCGAAAAGATGGCAAGAGAAATACCCGATTGAATGTTTTGTCGTTGATCCATCGGCGGCGAAGTTGAGGGCAGCGATGCGCCACGCCAATATCGACGCTGTTCCTGCCGACAATTCTGTGTTCGCTGGTATTCAAGCGGTGTCGGCTCGACTAGCGAACGACTCGGCGGGTCGCCCCCTGTTGACAGTTCACCCCGTTTGCAATAACCTACTGCGTGAGTTCGGTGTTTACGAGTGGAAAAAAAATGCAAGCGGCACGTTGAAAGATGAGCCTATCAAGATGCACGACCACGCGCTCGATAGTTTGCGGTATGGAATTGTCCACTATGACGGAATCCGCACCACTCCACAGGTGCGTGAAATGACAGTGGACAACGTAGCGAATGACGACGCGATTTGGGGCGACGAAATGTGGACGGAGTTATAGACAATGCCTAAATGGTTAAAGAAATCGGACGAGTCGGCTACCAAAGCCACAACCAGAGAATCATATCTTGAGTCGACGTTCCAGCCGATAAGCGGCAGGGGCGGGGCGGTCAAGAAGCCAGAAAACTATACAGGATATTTGCAGCGTTTCACGTCATGGGTCTACGCAGCCGCGCAGACAAATGCGAGAGGCGTTGCAGCACAGACGTTGCGCTTGTACGCCATACGTCCAGAGAACGCAACAAAGAGTTTGTATAAAACTCGACAACTTGAGTTTGCAGAACGATTGTATCTGGCTGGAAAACTTGAACATCGACCGAGCAAGCACGTCACAAGTAACGCGGCGGCTGGCGGTGTCAATGTCGAGGAAGTGGTCGAACACCCGATTCTTGACGTTTTGAATAATCCGTCGCCAGATATGGACGGATACTCGTTGACCGTGTTGCGGTTGCTTAATTTGCAATTGACAGGCAATTCTTACCTACACCCGATAATCAGCGAAACGCTTGGCGTTCCTGTTGAGTTGTACTCAATGCCTAGCAATTTGGTCGAGATTGTTGCCGATACCACTTTCGACAATTTGGTGGCTGGCTACATATACGGAATGCCCAATTCGACAAATGAGTTTGAACCGAACGAAGTCTTGCACCAACGCCAGCCGAATCCGCTTGATATGTACTATGGTAAGGGATGGGTGAGCGCAGCAATCGAGGCGATTGACTTGCTGGAATCAATGGGAAATTATGAATCCAACCTGTTGGCGAACGAAGCGCGACCAGATTGGGCGGTGATGGTGAAAGACAATATGACAGACTCCCAATTCCAGCGACTAGAAAACAGTATCAAAAAGAAGCTGCGTGGCAACGACAAGCGCGGCGCTCCTTTTATTTTCGAGGGCGGCATGGATGCCAAGACCCTCAGTTTTTCCCCGCGCGATCTCGCGTTTTCTGAAGGCGAGAATCGCAAGGTTGAAGTCATCGCCGCAATCAGCGGCGTTCCCGTTTCCAAACTGAAAGCGAACGACCCGAACCTTGCAAGCGCAAGAGAGGGCAATCTTGGCTGGCTTCGTGATACAATCCTGCCGTACTTAGTTCTGGACGAACAGTTTTTGAATAGACAACTTGTGCCGATGTTTGGTCAATATAGCGAGGGTCTATTCCTTGCGTATGACAATCCTGTTCCGCAGGACGAGGCGGCTCTTGCTTCGGTAGCAGCCAGCGACATCGCTGCGGGAATCCGTACACGAAACGAAGTTCGCGCCGAACGTGGACTCCCACCAATTGAAGGTGGTGATGAGATTATGATTCCAGCGGGAACAATGCCGATAGAAATTGCGATTGAGCAAGCAAAGAATCCACCGATGGCGATGCCTTTCGGAGCGTTTGGCTTAAATGCGCCAGCCGAAACAGAACAAACAGAGTCGCCGATTGTTGAAGATGGACAGCCAGAAGAGGTTGATCCAGCGGAAGCACTTAATGGCGCACAAGTTACTGCCGCCCTTGAAATTGTGGAACTAGTCGCGACGGGGCAACTTCCAAGAGAAACCGCAATTGGTCAACTCATGATGTTTTTCAACATATCAGAAGAGGCAGCGGAAAGGATAATGGGAGAGGTGGGTGCTGGTTTTGTGCCGAGTCCGATAGACCAAGAACGTGCGCTTGACTTCGATAGCAAAACGCTTGAAAGCATTTTGCGCGACATGAAAGAACTAGAGCCAATGCCTTGCGACTGTTGCAAGACCACCACGACCGCCCCAATTTCACATAAGGCGTTGTGCAATCCAGAGTTCGGCGCAAAGGCAGACCCCATTGACCGAGGCAACTTGGAGTATGAGGAACTGCTAAGAAAGAACCGAGAAGCGATGGCAAAATTGGAGTTGGAATTGAGAAAGATATTCGACCAACAACTGTCGGTGCTTGTTGAGTCAGGTCTTGACTTAGAGAAAGCAATCAGAGAAGGCAGCGTGGGATTGCAGGAAACTCTTGGCGACTTTGTTGAAGATGTCGTCCAGCAGTCTGGCAAAGAAGCGTTTGCGGAACTTGGACTTGACGCGGTTAGTTTTTCGATGCAGAGCGAGCAATTGCAGCAATTCGTCAGGACGTATACCATTCGTTTGCAACGAGGGTTGCAAAACACGACGTATGACCAACTTTCAAAAATCATCGGTCGTGGAGCAGTCGAAGGATTAAGCACCGAGGAAGTCTCACAACGGATTCTCGACTTGACAGGTGGCGAAGTCACAGCAGCGAGGGCAAGTATGATTGCAAGGACTGAAATTGCAACACTGCACGAAGAATCTCGCTTACAAGCGTGGGAACAATCAGGACTTGTCAGGGGGAAACAATGGGTACTTGCTGCGGGTGCTTGCGGCTTTTGCACGGCACTATCTCTCAAGTATCCAGACCCTATAGAGTTGACTCAAAATTTCTATTCGCTCAACGACACGGCAAAAAGTACAAGCGGGGAAACAATGAACATTAATTATCGAAATATCAGCACGGCACCGCTGCACCCGAATTGCAGATGTGGCACTATTGAAGTTATGGTGGACGAACCAAATGAATAAAGAAAAATATGGATTGAAAGACAGCACACGGATTGAAATGCGTGACTACACGGCGAGCAAGATGGACGCGAATTTGCCAGACCGTTCGTGCTTGAGTTACATAACCACGAATACCGTTGATGAGGAAGGCGAGGCGGTTCTTCCTGCTGGAATCCAAGCCAGCCGCTTTGTCAAGACGGGGACGGTTTTTTTCAATCACGACTACGCCGACCCTGTTGCTGTTTGCAAATGGATCAAGCCGACAGATAATGGATTGATGGCATTGACAGAATTTACCGAACGCCCCGATGGTCACGAAGGCGAATGGCGACCCGACACAGTTCTCGCGCTGGTTGCGGGTGGACTTTGCAAAGGTATCTCGATTGGCTTCGGCTATCTCGAAACTCGCAATCCAGCTGAAAAAGATAAGGCCGCGTTCCCAACAACTGGCAACGAATTGAAGCGAGTTGTCAGCAAGTCACGACTTTTGGAGTATTCGTTTGCTCCACTACCAATGAACGAAGATGC